ACTTTCAAGTTTATGCTGAATGTCAATACTCTGTTGACGATACTGAGGATACTTATGTACGGCATCAAGCGCTTCTTTGATATTTGCATCTCTTATCTTTTCAGCCTCGGCTTTTTCTAAAGCCTCTTTTGCTTTATTATCAAAGTGCTTTTTCACTTGCTTATAAATGCCCCATAAGAACACGATTGCAAGAATAAGCTCAACTACTTGTAGTACGGTGATATCACCGAAAATATTTAAAAATTCGTCAAGTCCTTTCAATCATATCACCTCCAATCAATAATAGGGTGCCACCGCTAAGTAGCACCCTTGCAACTTCTAATTATGCCTCTGCGGGAGCGTCGGCGTTGTCAGTAGTTGTAGTCTTGTTGAAGGCATCATTGAATTCGGCTACAGCAGCCTCAATAAGCATCCTGAGTTCGATGTCAGTAACAGTAATGTTCTTGGTCATCAACATCTCAGAAGCGGCTTCGAGAGCCTTATTGAGTTTATCTTCGCCGTGAAGGTCTTTATAAATCTGCTCAATAGCCCTTACGCAAGTCTTAGCAACATCCTGTTTTGTCTTATTATTAAACCACTCTGTAGCGAGTTTCTTAATAACAGTACCGAGCCAACCAGCGATGAATGTAAGAATTGCATACATAATCTCAACACCGTATGCAGAGATGAAATCAGTAATAATATCCATAATGTACCTCCTTTAAAATTACGCGAGTGTAAGGTCTTTCTTATTAACGGCAGCAGTAACCTGACCGTTAAGACCAATTACAACCCTATCGCCTTTGGGTTCCTCAAGAACCGTATAGGTTGTCTTATATACAAACGAAGCAAGTTTACCGCCTGTATATGTTTTTGCGCTACTCTTTACCTTTACCTTAGAACCCTTTTTGATGGTAGCAGTGGTAGTTGTAGGAGTGGCGGGTTTTGTAGTGGTTGTAGTAGTCGAAGTAGAACCACCAGAAACGATGGTGAGATACTTCGAGCTGATAGCACTACAAATAGAGTTCTTGCCGTCCGAAGACTTGTCGATTACAACGCGGTCTCCACTGGGGTTCTCTTTAACAATCCAGTTCTTAGCGCGAACCCAACTCGGCACCGTAGCACCGTTATAATACTTAGCGCCCTTTACAATAGACACAATAGTTCCCTTAACAATTTTGGAAGTAGTTGTCGTTACAGTTGTAGAGGGTTTCGTAGTAGTTGTGGTAGTTGTAGGCTTAGTTGTGGCAGCCGCAGAAACGGTACTTGCATCAACCCAACCATATACTCCACTAATAAAAGCACCCGCGTCATTAACTGCACGCAGGTGATAAGGATGTTTGGCGTTTGTAGAGATAGCTGTGATTTTCGCCTTAGAAGCCTTAACTGCTGAACCAGTCAAAGCAGTAGAAGACTTGTAATGTTTGCCACCAGCAAACTGAACAATATCGCCTTTATTAAATTTTAGTGTGGTTGTAGTTGTAGAAGTTGTGGGCTTCGTAACAGTTGTTACACCTAATCTCTTATTTACTTCCGCTGCAATCTGAGCGTGTCTCTTATATAGGAAAGTGCCGGGGCAAGATTTGTTAGCAAACCATTTATGTACTGTCATATTTTGTGCACTTGCATTACCAATCAAACTCTTGTCGTCTTTCCACTTTAACTCCTTAATACCGTTACGCTTACAAATATCTGTTACGAGGTCGATTAAAGAATTGTAAGCTGCTTCGGTTACTGCATAAGGTTCCTTAGTGTCGGAAGCAACTTCGATAGTGATAGCGCGATGGTCATTGGAAGCAGAAGAAGTACACCAAGAACGGTCTTTCTCTTCACAATACATACCAACCTGACCGTCAAAACCAATACCATAGTTGGAAGATGCCTGACGGGATGTAGGTGCGAACACATTACCAAGAGTTTTAACAGAACACTGACCTACGACACAGTGGATTGTGATTGTATCAATAGCGTGATTTCTGTTCTTGGTTCTATTTGGAGAAATAAGTGTGTAATCAACTAAAGGGCTATTAGTGTAAGCCATTATTCATCATCTCCTTTGCCGTTAGATAATTCTTCAAGCATTTCGGGTGTGAGGTCTTCATCGACAATAACATCCATATCGATAGCCTCATCGGGATTTTTCACTACAGCGAAACCAGAGTTGCCGCCGAGCAAATTTGTTAAAACATCTTTAAATGCCATATTCGTTCCTCCTATTCATTTTCTAAATCGTATAATTGATATACGCCAGAAGTCATATCGTCGTCTGTTGCATATCTCCAATGTAATCCACAGGCGGTGTCGCGTTTACCCAAACAACATCGTGAAATATTACCTGCGGGTGCATTGTGAACCTGTGTAGCGATTGCTATATAGGGATAAATAATTTTCTCCTCTAAACAAATAACAGCCCTGCGATTTTTCGAGGGCTTGCCATAATTGGGATTATTTTCACCAGATATCTGTTTAGATATAGTTTCTGAAATGCGTCTTTTCACATCTTCTGGGCAAGGAATACCTTTATTCCAAGCAGGCTTACCCTTATGAGCGTCAGACAATTTTTGCCTCCACTCTTCACCTCTGTTTTTAGCCGCATCACGCATATGCACTTTGATGAAGCGTTGGCTTTAGGTGTTGTTACCGATATTTTAAATTAACGGAGGTATCTGAATGAGCACTATTACTCTTGAAGAATTTAGAGAAAAGCATTGTTTATTATGTGGCTCGCAACGGTGTGGCGATGTGACTGATGAGCCTTTTAGGGATGGATGTGCTCATTATCAGAGAGAAATCCTCAAACAACCGACATTGCAGGATATATTAAGCTCTTTACCAAAGCAGCCTAAATATAATCCTGTAGAAAAGGCATATGACATTCTGTATAAAGTCTTCTCTGATAAAAACGCTGGCTGGGACGAAGCTTCAATAGCAATAGAAGAAGCCATCGGGTTTTTAGGCGAAGCGTTAGCGGAATAGAGGTGTTAGTATGAAAGATGAAAACTTAGATTACTGCAAACACATTCGTAGTGAACTTGAAAAGTATTACAACGGTGAGGTTTACAGATGTCCAGAGTGTGATGAACTCATACATATACCTGATGTGGACGAGCTCAAAGAAACCGACGAGGGTTTTGTTCTTCCTTGCGGATGCAAGATTGAAGACCCTGACGATTTGGAGCAGATGTCTCTATACGATTATTTCGATGAAGTCTTTGATACTATCTACTACATAGGTAGTGATAAGGAAATTCGTGGCGTAAGACTGATGGTTGCCTGTGGGGGACCGAATGTATATATCGACACATTCCGAAAGACCGTTGAACTGTATTGGTGGAATGAGCACGCAACAGTTGACTTACACAATGATTTGTGTGAGGAAATTACCGAACAATTTGCACAAATTTATGCGTGTTAGCCGGTGTAGAGATTTGAGGCTTTTTACTTTATAGATTTGAGGTGCAATATGGACGGATTTATTGGAAAATTCAAAGGTATCCCAGTGGTCGCCGCGAACGACGATGATTTTGGGTGTGTCTTGAATTGTGCCGTGCGATATTCGCTCGGTAGACAAACTTATATGCCGCATACGGTAATGAGTTACATCAAACCGTTACTACCTCATCTTACCAAACGAACTCTGGTTTGTATGGAACGCGACATTCGTGAGGCTGAGAGTTTCGGCGTAGGATACGGTAGCGAAACCATTGACAAACCAGCGTGGTTAAACTTCCTACAGGAAGTACAAAATGAACTGTCACGAAGGGAGAATACATAATGGGTTTTGAAACTTTAATTTATGCGATTTTCAGACAGACATTCGAGGATTATAATGAATTGATTGAGTCTGGATATACATATTCTACGAGTCATACCTCGTTACAAACCGACAATCCTTGCCGTCGTAGAAAACCTGCATACTCACTTGATGAAATCAGAAATTTTTTAAGCGGAGATTGGTGCGAAACCTTATTGGGTATTATCGAAAAAGACGAAGACCCTACCGCAAGGTCACTTATCAACCAAGTCCTCTTTACAAACGAAAAGGTTTTCTTACCAGTATATGAGTAATATCCAAAAGAATAAAGCACTTATAGAACGATACCCATTTCTTCTACCGCGTAATCGTTGGACTGGCAAGGTTTCTGACGATTACGATTACCATTATACCGAACTTGATGCTATGCCAGAGGGTTGGCGTATTGCGTTCGGTGAACAAATGTGTGAGGAAATCCGCGAAGAGTTAATCAGAGTGGATTATCTCGATAAATACAGAATTTCACAGATTAAAGAGAAGTACGGTTCTTTATGTTGGTACGATTTCGGAGCAACAGAAAAGATACTTAGAGAGATTATCCCTAAGTATTCTAAGCTTTCTCAACGCACTTGTATTAGATGCGGCAAACCTGCAACAAAGATTTCTTTGGGTTGGATTTCTCCTTGGTGCGATGAGTGTGCTGATAAAATCAAACGACACGAGCGTTTTGAAAGCATAGAGACCTACTTCAAAACCTGTGAAGACTGTGCTTACTACGATACCGACGAGGATGATATGCCTTGTTGTGGTTGTGTAGATAAGATTAACTTTGAACCAATGGAGGTACAAAATGATGAGTAGCAGCGTGAGTTTAATTAACGGTCATATTGACACTCACCATATTGACTTATGGGTTGAGGGTTATCAATGCACAGGTAATTCAAGTACGGCATCTTATTTAGGAACATACGAAGCTGGTAATCTGCGTGAGGCTGTTCAACAATGGGTTGCCGAAAATCCAAAAGAGCGAGAACAGTATGTAGATATCTTGCGATTAACATATTGGGGTTGTAAATTCTACGACAACGAATATGATGCAAGACGAAGCTTCGGATAGAGAGGTGGTTTAATGAGTAGGTTCTCTGGCAAATGCGATTTCTGTGACGAAATAGAAATCTTTGGGTTGGATAAAATTTTAAAGAGCGAGGTTTATGTGGGAGATAGTGACGAACCTCTTAAACTTACTTGTTTGGCTGACTGTGTTCCGTATTATCCTTATGTCGTTGTGACATCTGCTACCTCAGGAGACCGCGCAACTATTCGCCTGACATCAAAATCGTGGGTAGATATCGAGGAAGACCGATACGGTCATTTCGCATCTCACGATTATTACCGCAAAATGCTACAAGAAGAAATACAAAACTGTTCTTGTTGAAAATGAGATGTCTGATTTTGGACTGCAACGCAACACAAAATTGACTATTTGAGGAAATACTATAGTGATAGTATCTTTCGCGAAAGGAGTGAAGCAAATGATTTATCTCGACAATGCTGCTACTACACAAATTGCACCCGAGGTTCTTGAGGCGATGATGCCTTACCTTACCGACGAGTTCGGAAATGCGGGTTCTTTGTATACTCTCGGTAGAAGAGCAGCAGAAGCGGTTGCAACCGCAAGAAAGCAGGTTGCTGATTGTATCGGCGCACAGCCCGAACAAATCATCTTTACTTCTGGAGGAACTGAGGCAAACAATCTTGTGTTCAAGGGTTTGGCTCCTTACTTAAAAGCGAATAACAAAACTCACTTAATTACTTCTAAAGTCGAACACGACTCTGTGCTGAATACAGTTCAAGAAATGAATACCAAACTTGAATTTGATGTATCATTTTTAGAGGTTGCGTCCGATGGTAGTGTTCCGTTTGGTTTAGCAGAAACATTAAGTCAGACTATTAACGAAAATACAGGACTTGTATCGTTGATGTATGTGAATAACGAACTCGGCTCTACGACTCATATCGATAAGGTTGCTGAGATATGTCATAGATATGGCGTGTTATTACACACCGATTGCGTTCAAGCATTTGGCACGGTTAAAATCAATGTCGAAGAACTTGGGTGTGATTTCCTGTCAATTTCATCTCATAAAATACACGGTGCCAAAGGCGTAGGTGCTTTATATGTGAGAGATAGTTCTATGCTTAATTCGCTGATTACCGGTGGTGCTGAACAAGAATTTGGGTTGCGCGGTGGTACAGCAAATGTGGCAGGAATTGTAGGGTTCGGGAAAGCTTGTGAGTTAATCCAAAACAATCAGAAAGAAATTCACGATAGAGTTTCTTATCTCAGGACTTTATTTTACTATGTATTGTTAGGAACACTTAGCACAGAATATGGTTTAACGGACGCGATTTCTCCTAATGTTTCTCATTACGACCGCACAGGTAAGATTTTAAGTTTACGAGTAAATGGAGTCGATGCACAAACTCTTGTGTTGTATCTTGACACAAAAGGGGTTTGTGTCTCTGCCGGTTCTGCGTGTAGAAGTCACGAGTCCGAACCAAGCAGAACGCTTCTTGCTATTGGCTTAAGTCCAGAAGCAGCTCGAAGTACCATACGGGTTTCTTTCTCACATTATCTAACAGACGAACAGATTTTTGATGCCGCAAAGATTATGGCATCAGCGATTAAGGTGTTAAGTGGTGAACAAAATGAGTAAACCAAAATATCCACGAGGCGAGAACGTTTGGACGAGTTATTATACATCTTCTGGTGAGTTGATGTTTATTCTAACTGCCAAACCACAACGAGATGCCTACTATCTATATGAACTCGTAGATAATGAGTTTAAGAAGTTGGGTCGCTCGAAATCTCCTCTTGAACTCGAAGATAAATTCGATGTTCATACAAAACTACAGCAAAAATAATAACCACTCCTTGTCAGGTAGCGGTTTTTATGATATAATATTATATTAACAGAAAGGTTTGGGTGAAACAAATGTCTCAGGAATTTGATTTTAACAAAGAATTTGAAAACGACGCTGATGTCGATGCCGCACTCGATACTTTAGTTACGGTAGTTGCACACACATCACGAGTAGAAGATAATCGAACTCAGATTGTAAATCCAATCACAATGCAACATCTTTTGTATACCTATAAGATTTTAAAATATCTTACCAAGGGAGCCGGAACTAAGGTTACATACGAATTACACGAACCATACAAAAGTATGGGTAGCGTAACTGTGTGCGGTAAGAATATTACATTCGCAAAACCCGAGTGGTTTATGAAAGCTGTGGAATTGGCAGCAAACTTTGAGGTGTATCCCAAGACCGACGGAACCGTAGAAATGAATTTTACTTTCCACGGACTGACAAAACCTGTTGAAAACTAAGGAGGTAGGTATTGATGAGTTTTGTAAAATGTTTTGACGCAGTTGAGATGGTAGTAGAGGAAGCAAATAAACAATTTGCACCTATTTGGAAAATGAACAAAGAAAGATATAAAATACTAAAGCAATACTGCGATGTAATTGACGGTCTTTCTTCCGAATATAACGGTGAGTCTTACGAGGTTGAAATTGACGATATTGCAATGACAGTAGCAATTACTATGGATTGCTCGGATATGGTTGTTGACCAGCAAAATCATAAATTTACAACTCTCGCCCAAAGAACAGTGTCTATTGGTTTTTCTGTTTCTGATGAGGGAAGACTTGCAATTAAGTTTATTTTCCCGAGTTTATGGGAGCGCGTATAAGGGAGTTTGTAAATGAACAAACAAAAGCGCGAAAAATTAAAGGGGGTCAGGAATTTACTAAGCAGCGCATCAAATATCATCTCTCAGGTTTTAGAAGATGAGCAAGACTGTTTAGATAATATGCCTGAAAATCTCCAGTATAGCGACAGATATGAAAGTATGGAGGCTGCAATCAGTAAACTTGAAGACGCTATTGATAATATAGAGCGAGCTGATGAATGTTTAGAAGAAGCCTCGGAGTAGGTGCTTAAATGTTTGATTTTTTCTTTGCGATTTTCGGTGGAATATATTGCGCTGGAAAATCTGCTTTTAACAAGTCTAAAGATAGAGATGTTCAAAGGTAGGTGATGATATGTTTGAATTTTTCATAGCTTTATTCGGTGGTTTATTTTGGGGTGGCAAAATCCACAAAGAGAAAGCCGAGACAAAAAGAGCACAGTCTGATTTTGAGACCACTATGGCGATTAGAAATGCTCGTAGAAATGAATTTGAAAGAAAAGTCATTGATAGAGAACTTGAGGCTGACTTAGAAGACCTTATTTATGATACTTCAAATTATGATAAGGTTTGGGCTGAGGTTTCTAAGGCGTTCGATGAGATGCCTTGGAAACCTGAAGACGAGAAGTTCATTTGTATTTGTCCTGAGGCAGTGGATGCTGTGTTTGGAAAAGGTACTTACACCAAGAAACAAAAGGAACAAATCGCAGCCAGTTATCGTAAAGAAGCTCTAAGAATAATGATGGCTAATCGTGGGAAATTGATGTGGAATGACGCAAGATTTGGCATACACACCCTCGGCGATGGAGCTCCTACAACGAGGATGGCTGAACGATGGAATAAGGAAACAGCCGATTTTGTACTTTGGATAAATCAAAAACTAAAAGACCACGGCGTGAATGAAATGGTTTTATTGGAATTTGGATGTGGATATAATAACTGGTATCAAATTACCGAAGAGAATAAAATCAAATGTGGTACTTATCATTGGTTTCCTGAGATTATGACAAACATTAACATAAACCCTTAAGTTATTCATAGATATAGCTCGGTAAATCAATTTTGCAATCCAACAATACTTTACCATAACACCTTACCGATGCCTCGCTGTCTGCTCCAATAAAGACATTGGTATTTCTAAGTCTTGGGTTTGCAGACACGAGGATAAGGTTTCTGTCCTCGTCAACGAAATATTGCTTACAATACATAGCGCCATCAACACAGAATATACCAACATCGCCTATGGATAGTTCGCAACCTTTCTTTACATACACGGTATCTCCGTCTTTAATGTACGGATACATACTATTACCTTGAATACCAACCGCAAAATCTGCATCGGTTGGAACATTATCATCAACCAGTATCATCTCAAAGTCATCTCCGTCAAGCGGCACAGAGTAACCGGCAGCGGACGGAGTGGTATATCTCGGGATATATCTGCTGGGTTTTGTCTCGAACGAAATAATCTCTGCTTTCGGTTTAGGTTTCCTTTCCGCCTCAACACGAGATTTTTCAAGCACACATAGAGTATCTACCGCCTTTCGACCGTATTTATCTAACACTCTATAGTTTGATAGCAAGGTTATTTCTTGCTGATTTAATAAGAGATTATCCTTTTCTGGTTCGATACTTACTCCAAGCAAATAATCGGTGGTCACATTAAAAACCTTAGCCATTGATACAATGGCGAGCATTGAGGGGTTTTTAATTCCTGTTTCCCAGTTTCTAATACTTACTTCTGAGACCTTGAGATAAGTACCAAGTTCTTTCTGTGTCATAGAGTTTTTCATTCTCAGTGACTTAATTCTATCGCAGAGTTCCATAACTGCCCTCCATAAAAAATTTCTCTTTGGGTGTTGACATCTGAGGAGTTTTATGTTACCATTAGACCACAACAAAAGTTTCTATTCGTATTATAACCGATACAAAAGTATTTGTCAAGCAATACGAATAAAAAAGACGACCCACCCAAGCACAGATGAGCCGTCCCCTGTCTTTCGACAGGCACAATGAAAACATCCATATTTAGTAACAAGCACGAAACTAAATACGAACGCAAATGAGGAAGACGGTTCAAGCACTACCACCAACCCCGTTTGTAGTATATCACAATGATTAGAAAAAATCAATGGAGGAACGCTACAAAAATGAAAAATTTAACAATGGGAGAGTTTAGAGATGTATGTAATAGAATTCATCCAAAAGAATTCGTACTACACTCGGATAACCAAAACTTCAAGTTTGGAGAATTGGGTATGGGTTTTGACCTCAGATTTTCTGCTATAGACTTTTGTTTGAACCCTGATATAATTTACTTGATGATAGATAAATCTTGTTTACAGCTCAACAAAATCAAGCATATCTATGAGCGTAAAACATCTGCTTATCGCAGTGAATATAACATTGTTTGCACTGGTTTTTATGATGAAAATATTGAAACTATACATACTTTAGTGCTTCAATAATTAAAAATTTCGTCAAAACAGATAATATAATTTTCCTTATATTGTTGACAAAATCGTTATCGTTATGTTATACTACCGTCGTAAGATAAATTACGGCGAAAGGAATTTTATATGTCCAATAACGAAAGAGCACCTAAAATTGGTGATGTTTACTTGATGAATTTTGGTGGCTGCGGTAACGAACAGCACGGTTGGAGACCCGGATTGGTATTTCAGAACAATCTGGGAAATCGTCATAGCCCTAATATTATAGCCCTACCCCTCACCAGTTCTTTGAAGAAATGTAATCAGCCTACTCACGTAGTTTTACCCGCAGACGATACAGGTCTCGCCAGAGATAGTATGGTTTTGTGCGAAAATCCCGAGAGAATGTCTAAGGAAAGAATGGGTAATTACCTTACTTCTATTCCAGAAGAATATATGGCTAAGATTGCAGTTGCAAATCTCCTCGCTACCTCTGCGATTTCTTTCGTAGAGCCTGATTTACTTATGTCTATATGGTTGGAAGCCACCTCATTAAATGCGGCTATTGCCTGATACATAACAAGGAGGTTTTCTTATGTATAATGAAGATATAAAACAGAAATTCATTGGTAATTACACCAGAAGCTCGAGTATGCAAAAATTGTGCGAAGTAGTTTTTAACAAAGTCGCAAAATATGAAGAAGAATGGAACGCCGATGTTTGCAGTAAGACTGCTGAAGAATTACAACCTATGGTTGACAGTATAGTTGGCTTCCGTTCTCGAAGTAAGTGGTCAACATTAGTGATTTTAAAAGCATATACCAAATGGTGTATCGGCGAGGGAGTCCCTTATGCCTGTGATGGTATGCTCAAAATCAATTCCGTTGGAGTGAGTAATCTAAAAACTAAGATGGTTTCTTTCCCTATGTCGCTTCAGAATTATCTTAATGATGTTTGTGCGCCAGAAAGTTTGCAAGCGACAGATAATATCTATCGTTGTTTTTATTGGTTGGCTTATATGGGTATGGCGGAAGAAGACATAATGAATGTTAAAACTTCTGATGTTAATTTTGAAACTCTAACTATTACCTTTAATGGTAAGTCTTACGATATTTACAAAGAGGCTCTACCCGCCTTGAAAAATTGTGTGAACTTAACGAGTTTCTATTTTAACCACCCAAACTATACCGCAAATAAGCAAGTATGGAAACCGAGAGTTGACGGAGATTTATTGCTGAGAGGTATTAGGGGCTCATCCACTATTAAATCAATGAGAACCGCATTGGTTAAATTAGTATATGATTACACAAAAACACCCGTGGTTAAAAAGACCGAGATGCAACTAAGTTATCATCGAGTATGGCTTTCTGGGGTTTTCTTTAGAATGTATGAAAAAGAAATGAGTGGTAAAGAAGTGAATTTTGAACCCGCTGCTCTTCAATTTATGGAGGGTCGAGAATATAATTACGAAAACAGCGGTGGTAAAAATCAAAACATTAAGAAGCGTGAAATCGCTAAGGACTACTTAGAGGATTATCAACGCTGGAAACTTGCATTTTTCTTATAAAAATAAGAGATTGCCTGCCGGAGCAGGCTTCTCATTACATAAGTCAAGATAATTATATAATCTGTTTTAATATATTGAGGTGTAGCCAAGTGGTAAGGCACGGGACTTTGACTCCCGCATCCGCTGGTTCGAGTCCAGCCACCTCAGCCAAGGCGAAAGCCTATTCAAATCTTGCGAAAGGAGGAAAATATGGAGAATAAGGAGCGTTTCATTTCCCTGTTAACCAGTGTAAAGCGCGACGGTATCGAAGACTTGCTTAGTTAAGGCAGTAAAAACCGAGTGGTTTCAGGACTATAAAACACCCTCGTTATACATTGCATTTCCGAATTGTTCTTTTAAATGCGAAAAGGAGTGTGGCAAGAAGATGTGTCAAAACAGTCATCTTGCCTCGCTCCCCGAGAAAGATATCGGAATTGATGTAATTATGAGGAAGTACCTGAGTAACCCAGTCACACAGGCTATTGTCTGTGGCGGTCTTGAACCGTTTGATGATTTCCACGAAGTGATTTCGTTTGTATCTGCCGTAAGAGGTTGGTACGACTGTAACGATACAATCGTTATCTATACTGGATATAATCCAGAGGAAATCGAAACCGAAATTAACCTACTAAAACAGTACGAAAACATCATCGTAAAGTTCGGCAGATACATACCTAATCAAACTCCTCATTATGACGAGGTTCTTGGCGTAAAACTTGCGAGTGATAATCAGTTCGCTGTTAAGATTTCATAAGGAGAAATAATAATGATTAGTGCTTGGCATTTACTATGGATTATTCCGTTGTCTAATCTTATCTCTATGTTTGCTGTTGGTATATGTGGCTTCGGCTCAAAATCTGAAAGTATGAGCGAGGCTTATAGCATCGGCTTTAGAGACGGTAGAGCCTATAAGGAGACCGAAGATGGCAATAAGACTTAACCCAGACACAGAAACGGTTAAAGATATCCGTAAGCGCCTTAAGGACAATAACGGATATTGCCCGTGTAATCTTATTAAAAATCCAGACACGAAATGTATGTGTAAGGATTTCCGCGAACAAGAAAGCGGTATGTGTCATTGTGGGCTTTATATCAAGGAGCCCGATTAAATATGAACACAGAACTATACATATTCGGCTTATTTCTTATCTTAATGTCGATGATAATTTTCTATAACAATAATAATATGAGACCGAGGTTTTAAATTGATAGCCTTTAATATAATATCGGTCTTTGTTCCGGTCATTGCAATGTGATTATTTAAAGCTTTTTTATATACTGCGGTGTTAATGTGGGGTTCTTTGAGAAATACAAGTTCAATCCCGGCATCAAATAACTTTTGGTATGTTTCAAATCCTTCAGCGGCGTTTCTGCTCATTCTTGATACACTATCAAATACAATTAAATCGCCCGCTTGAACGATGCGGCGTAGTTGTTCCCACTTTTTGCGCCCGTCCGTTTTCGTGCCGGTGTAAACCTCTTGAAAAATGATTGCTTTGGGGTAGTGGCTGCGAATGTTCCTTATCTGTCTTTCAATGCTTTGCTTCTGGGTGCTGATTCTGCAATATCCGTAAATTGCCATCTTATTTTCCTCCTGTATTAAATCTATCGACCGTCAGTTTTGATACGACGGAAAATTTGTTTTTTGTTTTCTTTGCGGTAACTTTTGATACTTTTTTAAATACGTTTCTTTTGATACTCCGTATTTAAAAGTAAAGGCGGCGTATTTCAGCCGCCTTCAGGTCAAACAACTTGTAATTGCAATTTGGGGTTGCCGGTCACTGTTTCAGAGCCGTAAAGGTCTCTTATCTCGTCAAGCGAATATATCTTGCTGTGGCTTTTCCTGTAACCCTCTGTATGGTAGTACCAAGCCGCCTTCGATTTGCTGAATCTGAATTTCAAATGCTTCAATACTTCTCTGTGTTGGTATGTATCGCCGGTTATCCAAATCCAAGAGCCGCAAATCTCAATAGTAATGTTATTAAGGTTAATAATGCGGTTTATGATGTCTTTGAACTCTGCGGCTGTCTCGGTGGTCTCCGTCTTTGCCGTGTAGGTCTTGCCATCTGCGGTTTGGTGTGTGTTCTTCAACACTTCAAACAGGCGGTCATACTCGGCGTTGATTTCTTGCATATCTCGAACATTACCGCCAATGTCGGGGTGATGTTGCATTGCTAACCGTTTGTACTGCTTTTTGAGTTCCTCCAGTGTTTTGGGGTTTTGAAACCATTTCATAATGTAGCCTCTTTTCTATATATTTGTTGTGTTCAACTTACAAATATATTATACACAGTTATCTGTGTAATATCAAGAGGTAAATTGCACAAATATCTGTGTAATTATATGTGCAGATTTTACATTGATTTCTGTGTAATTTTGTGATAGAATATAATAAATAAAATTGGAGGTGCTGTATATGCCGCTTGTTTATAAGATGGATATATTAAAAGCCTTAAAAGAAAAAGGCTATAATACTAATGTTTTGAGGAAAGAAAAATTACTTGCTGAAGGCGTGATTACTTCGATAAGGGGTGGAAAGCCTATTTCTTGGGCGAATATCGAAAAGATATGCAAACTGCTCCAATGCCAGCCGGGAGATATAATTGAATATATCGAAGGCGAAAACGAGGAAAGCATATAATGAAAAACAGCAGTTGGAAACATCCTTTTCCGACATTCTCCGACAAGATGTTTGACGGAAACAAAGATGGAAAACTGGATGCTTTTGAAACGGCGTTTCGTGATGCTCATATCGAAGAAATGAACCGAAACGCAGCAAAGCAGGACACCCAGCCGAAAAGCAGTTATTATATTTCTGAAAACCCAGCCGAAAAGACGGTTTATAATGGAACGGAAAACACAGGCGGTAAAAACAATGTCAATGCAACTCCCATCGGCGTACAGTTGATATTTATTATTCTTTCTATCGTCGTATTAGTCGGCGGCTTTATTCTGGCTTTATCTACCGAAGGGACAATGCTTATTAAAGCAATTATTCTATTCGGTGCGGTTGCTATTGCAATCGGCTTATTAAAATTCGTTGGGGTATATAAGTAAAACACAAACAATTTAATAATAGACCTATAAAGAGTGACGAGAGGGACAGCCCCTTTGACCGTCCAGCAACCTGCCGAACCGGTAAGGTGCTAAAGGCTGATTCTATAGGTAATACGGATTGCACCTATAGAAAACTATGGGTGCATTTTTTGTTCTCTTTTTGGGTCGAAAAGAAAGGAAAACCAATGAAAGAGAATAAAAGAATCTATAAACCACCGTAATTATATGCTCACCATAGTAACTGATTTACCACATTTGCACAAACTGCAAGCAGTGTGGCGACCGAAAATACAGCATAATATACAAAATAATACTTGACAAAGAACAAGTCGGTGTGTTATAATATATCGAAAAGTAAATACAGTTGTAGGTCGATACGGGGAATAGGAAACCTCGTGACCATAGCCCAGCATTATATTTTCCGATATTTCTATTAACATCTATACTCGTATTGGCACGAGTGATGTTAATTGCTTTGAATTGCCATACAATAACGGCTATACACCGATTGAGTTTTACGCTCTTTCTGTGTGTAGCCGTTTTTATTTTTGAAAAACACAATCACTATATGCTGCCCCGTCAGCCTAACCGGGAGAAAGTGTGATTAAATGAAAAAAGAAAATATTAAGGAAAACTTTGTATCTATTTCCGAGGCGGCTAAAATAACAGACTCTACATATCCTCGGATATATGCGTTATACCGCAAAAAAAGGATTCAGTATCAAGTAGACAATGGCAATGTATATGTAAATTTAATTGAGGTTAAAAAATACGTTGCATCCCATCCAGAAAAGAAAAAAGACATTGTATGGGATAATGTTGCTCCTATGGTGAAAGAGGCATTTTATCCGCTGACAGGTTTTGACTATAAGTATTTCTCAACGAGCGAAGGAAGGTTGTTTAATATAACAACCGGAGAAGAACTTATTAACGAACCGAGAAAAACAGACGGATATATTCAGGTTATTGTAATGAAAGATACTATAGAAAAAAACGAATATCACCATCGACTGGTTGCTGCTGCTTGTTATTATCGTTTGTTTGGCTGCAAGACAAGTGCGGAATTTCTCGAAAAACCATACTATGATATTCACCACATTTATATTGGAGAAGAAGGAAAGCAAAGAAACAAGCCAGAGGATTTGTTGGTTGTAGACACACGAATTGTCTATTATGAAAATGGAAAGGAACTGAATCAACATCAAAAATTACATCAATTATGGGATGATGGTAAAAAGAAGGAGTATTGGCGAATGGTAAAAGATATAAAGAAAAAATATTCAAAAGAACTTTTTAAAATTCCACATCCTGATTTTGCATCAGACGAAAAGTTTTCTTATTATCTGTGGGTAGATAGCAAGGGTAAAAAAGCATATGATTCTGGGAAGGATATTCCTTTGACAAGCATCTTCCGTGAGAGCGCAGAATCTAACAATAGTAATACATAA